TGACAGCAAGCCGGACTATCTTGCACAGCAGGATCAGATAATCGTTCAAAGATACGGTTTTCAGCCTTAGCACCGTAGAAAGATAAAAATGGAAATTCTCGATGAACCGCATGTCAACCGACCGCAATGCCATATCCTCCGCACCGTACTTGTATTGCAGGAAGTCATATAAGTGCCTGCGGCCCGTCAAATACCGTACATAAGTATGGCGCGTGCGGTCGACACCCACACGTTTTGCATACTCCTCGTTATGCTCGTCAAAAAGAGCAATCAATGTCTCCTTCGGCTGGGCCTTTCCTGTCACGGCGTTTTTTATCAATTCGGCCGAGACATATCCGGTCGAATCCACATTCTTTTTGTAGGCGGCCTTTGCCTTTTCCTCCAGTTCTTCCAGTTTCCAGTTAAGTTCCCTCAACGTCGCTGTCATTTCAGAATCCTTCCCATGAACAACCGCACGTCCCTTGCCGGCATCCCAATATTCAGGTGACACTTCCTCTCCGGTAGAATATTGGCTCACTTTACCATCAAGGGTGATGCGTCCCATTACCGGACACTTTCCTGTCTTTTTGATTTTTTGTCTGTTGATATAGAACAGCAGACGAAAGGTGCTTCTCATACCTTTCCCTCCTTATCCCTGTTTAATCCAGTATTTTTTTCTTTTCTCCGCTGTTCCCTTAAACTCATGTCTTTCAAAATAGTGGATGGCGGTAGCTCAATGCCAGACAAAGTGTACTTGCCCGTAATATTATGACTCAAAGCCGTAACGTCATGGTCCACCTTCTCATTGGTTACTTTTGCATAGCGTTGCGTGGTACTGATGTTCCTATGCCCCATGGCCTTGCTGACGGTCTCGATGGGTACTCCTAGCGAAAGGCATACTTGCGAAGCAAAGCTGTGGCGGGCCATGTGAAAGGACAAGTTACGGTCTATGCCACACTGTACAGCCATCTTTTTCAGATGGATATTCATGCTTTCCTTGGTTAACATGGGGAACAGTTTCCCGTCCGGGGCCATCCCCCTGTATTTTTCCATGATTTTTACAGCAATGTCAAGCAAGCGCACATTTTCCGGAGTGCCTGTCTTCTGGCGTCTGGTTTCTATCCAAAGGTTCCCCTCATAGTCCTGTACCACATTTTTTTCAGTCAGGTTCCTCATATCACAGTAGCAAATACCGGTGAAGACGGAAAAGAGGAACATGTCTCTGGTAAAGTTACGGTTTGGGGTATCAAATGTGGTGGCCATCAGTTTGTCTAGCTCCTCACGGTTCAGGTACATCTGTTTCTGCTTCGGCTTCATTGGAGAAAAATCCTTGAATGGGTTGTAAGGTACGACTGCCCGGTTTACGGCAATCTGTGCGATGTGCTTCAGCCGTTGGACATGCCCGATGGAGGTTCCAGTCTGGAGTTTCCGGTCAATGCGAAGATATAGTTCGAACGCCTCTATGAACGATTCGTCCAATGCTTTGAAAGGAATGTCCGAAACCTTGTATTTCTCCTTAAGGAATTTCTCCATGAAACGGTATGTGTTTTTATACTGATAAAGGGTGTTTAGGGCGCGGTTCACCCCAACACGCAGGGCATATTCCTCATTGTTTTCGCGGAACAGTCCCATCAGTGTCACCTGCTTTTCAGCCATTCCCTGAAAAGCGTCACGTATCTGTGCAGCGGTAATGTCATCACTGATCTCCACCAACTCGTTGTATCTCTTTTGCAGAAGGAGCAGCATTCCGTCTATCTCCCTGTTGGTGGTAACAGCCATCCGACTTTTTCCGGTGCATCTTTGCGAAGTGGCATTCCACAGTTTCGGGTCCACCTTTATCTTACATCCCAACTGTGTGACGGAATTAACCGTTCCCTTCACCATGATTCTTCCCATCAGCGGACAAAGCCCGTCTTTTCCCTGCCCGTTCCGTTTGAGGTAGAGCAGCACCTTGATTTCTGTTTTCATCCTTTTCCTTGTTTAAATTGCAATATTATAAATTGTTACAAGGATTTCAGGTATGAAAAAACAAGCAAAACAGTGCAAAAGAATCCGACTGGTAGCTTTCTCTTGCATGAATGAAGGAAAAGCTTTAATATCGCATACGGCCGGAGAGGAAAATCCGTGGTTCTCACCAATTTACCCGGTTGGAAACAGGTAATGACTTGGTAGCTGAACCGTTGCAATATTCTTCCGATTTCAGTCATTCCTTCAAAATGAAAATCAGTGAGATATCACTATATTTCAACGGATTACGTTTTCATCTCAGTATTCTTCCTAAAAGTAATTACCTGCCACTTTGTTGCTTTACCGGCATTCCATACGGGGATATGTGCCGCTTGTCGGCTGAAGACCTCGTGGCTGTCAAAGACGGTACCCTGTGGATTAAGACTTCCCGCAAGAAAACAAAAATCAGCTATGAAGTTCCCTTGTTGGATATTCCGCTCTATGTCCTTGAAAAGTACAGGGATGCCGCACCGGAAGGAAAACTGTTGCCGATGTACAGCAACAGCGAATTGAATGGCGCGCTGAAAACCATCGCCGGTTTGTGCGGTATCGAGCAACGGCTGGTATTCCACGCCGGAAGGCATACCAGCGCGACGACCGTGCTTCTGTCGAACGGAGTCCCGCTTGAGACCGTAAGCAAGATATTGGGACATGAGCGGATAAGCACCACCCAAATTTATGCCCATGTGACCGATGACAAAGTGGAGGACGACACCCGGATGCTCGATGCCAAAGTCGCCGAGCGTTTCTCGGTCGCCATTTAACCAATCCTATATGTTGAACAATAAAACTTATCAATCATGAACGTAAACAACAACATTCGTAATAAAGAGACAAAGCACCGCAGCACGTTTGCCATCCTGTTCTATATCAACCGTACAAAGGTGCGCAAGGACGGAACATGCCAGCTGTTGTGCAAGGTGAGTGTCGATGCCAGGTGGGAACAAATCGGCATCAAGGTAGCCGTAAACCCCGCCTTGTGGAATCCCGAAACGGGACGTGCCGACGGCAGAAGCGAGAACGCCCTTACCGTGAATCGTGCCATAGATGACCTTGACAAGCAAATTCGGGGACATTACAAGCGGATTAAAAACAGTCTGGGTTTCGTTACGGCCGAATTGATCAAGAATGCCATGCTGGGTATCGGCGAGAAGAAACTGACCTTGCTGGCCCTGTTCAGGGAGCATAACGAGGAGTTCAAAAAAAGAATCGGCGTGGACCGGGAGAAAGGAAGCTACGAAAGCTATACACGTTCCTATAAACATTTGCATGAGTTTATTCGGGATAAGAAGAAAACGGAAGATGTTACTTTGAAAAGCCTCGACCAGGATTTTTATGATGATTTCGAGTTGTTCCTGCGAAGCGACTGCGGGATGCAGCAGAAGACCGTGCATGAACACTTGTATCGTCTGAAAAAGATGACCAAACGTGCCTTGAGCCAGGGAACGTTACGGCGTGACCCTTACGATGAACTGCATCCGGAACTGCCGAAGCGCAAAAGCCGTCATCTGAAATACGAGGACCTGACGAAACTGATGGCGACACAACTCGACAAACCCAACCTGCAACGTGTCCGCGACTGGTTCATCTTCTCGACCTTCACCGGCCTGGCTTATGCCGACCTGAAACGCTTGTCGGAAAAGGATATCATACAGAAAGAAGACGGAAGCCGGTGGATTCGTATTCGGCGAAAAAAGACGGATGTCGCCTCTTATATCCGGTTGCTGGATATTCCCGCGCGAATTATAGAGAAATACAAATCGGAACGATGTAGCGATAAGATTTTCAACGTGTATTGCCGTAGTTACCTGATTAAACTCACGAAAGAGGTCGGAAAACAATACGGGTTCTACATGACCTTCCACAAGGCCCGGCATAATTTCGGAACGCACATCACGCTCTCGCTGGGTATTCCGATAGAAACCGTGAGCCGTATGATGGGACACACCAGCATCACGACTACCCAGATTTATGCCGAGGTGGAAAGCCGGAAAGTGGACGAGGACACGAAAGCGTTGCGGGAAATGTCGGCAAAGCGGCCGATAAACCTCTACGAAGAAGAAGTTGTCGCCAAACCCAAGCGGCAAAGAAAGTCCGTATAAGCAAGCAGAAATAAAAATGAGAGGAACAATCCGTGTTACCAGGCTGTTCCTCTCGTATTGTTCCGCGGAAACCGCTTGCTCAGGTTATAGCCATTTCCGCTGTTCGTCAAGGCACTTTCTGTGTGCCTCTTCCAGCAGTTGCTGGATTTCCGATTCCTTGTACAGCACCTTGCCTTGTATCAGGTAATAAGGCAGGATGCGCAATGACCGGTATTCCTGCAAGGTGCGGCGGCTGATACGCAGGAGCTTTGCCAGTTCCACATCGTTCATGAAACGTTCGCCGTTGAACGATCGTTGGCAGTTCGGTTCCATTTTTTTCAGTGCCTTGCCGGTGTTCTCCAGACGGCGGAGAAGGTCGGCCACACGCGGGTCTTGTTTGTCAATGAAATAGTGGCTCATAGTTTCTTTGAATTAGCATGATAATACGACTGTAATACTTTCTCCACGTCTTCCGGCTTGTAGAACAGCTTGTTCTTGATCCTGCCGAAAGGCAGTAAGCCTTTGGCGCGGTATTCTTGCAGGGTACGCTTCGATATGCCGAGAATGTCGCATACCTCCTGGTTGTCCAGCCATTTTTTCAGGCCGAGGTCTTCCTGCCGTTTGCAGAGCAGGTCGGCCTTTTCCTCGATGGTTTTCACACGCGCCATGAGCGCGTCGAAAGTCCTGATGTCCATACTGATAATTTCCATCGCAATTTTTCATTTTAATTTGTTAAACATTGATTTTGTTTCGCTCCATCTCCGCAAGGGAGAGTCTGCCTTTGCGGTTCAGAAACTCCTTGACCTCGGATGACCTGTAATAGGTGCGCCCGTCTATCATGTAGTAGGTCACGAGTTTCTTCTGACGATACCGTGCAAGGGTGCGTTTCGTGATACCGAGCAACTCGCACATATCTTGATTATCCAGCAGCTTGTCGCCGTCAAGGGCGGAAGTCTGCCGGTTCATGCGGCCCAGCTTGTCTTCAATCTTGTCGAACCGCTCCATGATCTGGTGAAGCATCATCTGGAAGGTCTCACGGTCTATCTGTATCATAATATGATCTGTCTTTAGAGTGTAAATAATGACTGATTACACCTTGTCGCGCAACAGGTTATACTATGATATAGGGCTAATGGCGTACCAATGACCCTGCATTTCAGGGAATGACACAGGCATTCCGCTGAAATACAGCGAAATAAAAATTATTGGAGGAAAAATTGTGATGGAAAAGGGGCTTGCAAAATGCAAGGATTCTCGCAATGTGCAAGTTACATCTTGCAAGGATCGCGATAAATCAGACAGCAGATGCCGTTGGAAAAAGCAGTGGCTTTATGCAACCGCCATTGCAGAGCGGGAAGAATGTTTTGTATGGAAGTTCCCCGGCCGGAGAAAATGGGAAGCAGGTAGATGACCAGTTCGTCCACAAGGTTGTAGTGGAAGAGCCCACGGAGCAGTTCCAACGATTCGGAATCGGAGACTTCGGCCAGATAGGTAAAGGTATTGTCTTTGCTGTCTTTCTCGCACAGCAGGTCAAGAATGGAATGGGGCAAAATCCTTGCGTCACAGCGTTCACGCCACCAGGTAAAACCTTTCCTGTGGTTCATGACCCATCTCATCAACATGTTTTCGGTATCCGGCAGGAAACCGTCCAGTGTCATAGCCGTTACTGCTTGGATTCTTGGCATATACTCCGGTATTTTAATCTCAACCGGAAGCCGTCAAACAAGAAGCGTGCAAACACACTACTTCTAATGGAGGCTCTGGAATGCCTTTGAAAGGAATAGGTGAATGCACGCTATGCGTAGGCATAGCATAAGCAATCACGCAATAGTTCCTTTCAATGTTAATTTTCCAGATTCCCATTAGAAACGCCTTGCGGTCTTATGTTATATGTCGTCGGTAACTGTCCTATTGATAGTATGCCGATTTTTTCTATTTAATTGCAAAATTACATATATTCAGTGACATTTCCACTAATTACGGTTATCTATTTCATTTCAGCCCGTGTTTCTTCATTTTCCGGTACAGCGTCGCCGGATTGATGTTCAGCATCGCTGCTGCTTGTTCCCGGTGTCCGTTGCAAGCTTTTAGGGCATTAATGATACTCTCTTTCTCCATCGTTTCATCTCTTAGAGGCAGGACGGCACGTGAAGGCACATCGTCATTTGCACTTGGACGGATTTCCATATCCAACGCTTCCATATCCAGCATCGGCGTTTCCGTGACCAGCACGGCACGTTTGATCCGATTCTGCAACTCCCGCACGTTGCCCGGCCAATGATAGGCGAGCATCCTGCGTCTGGCATCGTCCGTGAACCCGTGCGTTTCCCGCTTCAGTTCTTTGGTATAGCGTTCACGGAAGAATTCGGCCAAAGGGATGATGTCTTCCGGACACTCCGCCAACGACGGCTGCCGAATCTCGAACTCGTTCAGCCGATGGTAGAGGTCTTCCCTGAAATGCCCCTCCCGGATGGCCAGTTGCATATCCTCGTTCGTGGCGGCAATTATCCGCACATCGGCTGTCCGTTCCCTGCCGCCGCCTATCGGGGTATAGGTGTTCTCCTGCAATACCCGTAGGAGCAAGGACTGTATCTCGTAGGACATCGTCCCTATCTCGTCCAGAAACAGCGTGCCGCCTTTCGCCATGTCGAAATATCCGGGCTTGGCGCTGTCGGCACCGGTAAACGCGCCTTTCTCGTGCCCAAAGAAGAGCGAGGCGGCCAGTTCACGTGGTAATGCCCCGCAGTTTACCGCGACGAACGGCATATTCCAGCGTTCGCTATTGTTGTGGATGGTTTGTGCTATTGATTCTTTGCCGGTTCCGTTGGCACCGAGAATCATTACCGACATATCGGACGGAGCGACCAGCCTGGCAAACTTTTCCACTTGTAGGATCTTGGGGCTTGTACGGTGAAACAACACCTTCTCTTTTTTGCGCACCGTAGCCACCGGGCGGAACACATCTTCCGCCAACTCCAGCAGATGCTCCCGGTGTACCGGTTTGGGCAGGTAATCCCTGGCTCCGAGCTTGATGGTACGCACCACATCCGGTACGGAAACATATTCGGTCGTGATAATGAACGGGATGTCTTTCTTTTCCTTGCGCAACCATTCCAGAAGGGAAATACCGTCCCCCTCCGGCAAGCGCACATCCGATAATATCAGGTCGAACTGCGTTCTACGTATCAACAAGCGTGCTATCGTTTCGTTCATGGCTGTCACGGCATCATAACCCGCCTGTGCAAACCAGTCTTTCTGCATCTGTGACAGACCTATATTGTCTTCAACTATCAGTATCTTCCGTTTCATTCGTCAGTCTTTTTATCTCGGCTTCCGCCACTTTAATAAGAATGGCGGCATAATCCATAATCTGCCGGGTATGTTCATTCAATATCTTATCGTTTATGGTATCATTTTTCAGTAAAGCGCGATAAGCCGACAAGGTTTCTTCCATTTGCAGCAATTCCCACATCGGCTGCATCCGGTGGGTGATTTCACGCAATTTCTGCCTGTCACTGTTTTTCATTGCCGTAGCGAGTTCCTCCCGGTCTTTTTCCGACTGGGAGATAAAGGAAAGAAGCGTTTTCGACTTGTTGCTGACTTCAGAGAGTATCATGCTGAAATCAATATTTTGTTTTTCTTCATCCTGATAGCTCTTTACCATCGAAAGCAGGCTGAGCAGTTCCGAGGAAGAGAAAGGCTTATAGATGCAGTCGGTGAATCCCGCGTTGTGAAATGCTTCCTTGTCACGGTCGCCACGTGCGGTCATGGCAATGACAGGTATCATCCTGGAATTGCCTATGTTCGAGTTACGCAACAGTGTCAGCAGCTCGAAGCCGTTCGTACCAGGCATTTGGATGTCGGACAGCAACAAATCATAATCTTTGCCCCGCATTGCCTTTACAACCTCTTTGGTGGTTGCACAAGTTGTACAGTTCATTCCGTTGCGCTCCAGCATCTCCTTTATTACATCCAGCAACATGGTATCATCATCGATGATAAGTACATTTTGGGGCAGGTGTACGGGGTGTGGGATTATCCGGTTCTCGCTCTCTATCGGTTCGTCCGTTATCTTCATGGGAAGTGTCACGCGGAAGGTGCTGCCTTGGTCTATACTGCTTGTCACATTGATGGTTCCGCCAAGCAGGTTGACAAGTCCTTTCGTGATTGGCAGACCCAATCCGAATCCCTGGGCGTTAGCCACTGAACTCAAGCGTTCAAACGGACGGAAGATACGGGAGAGCGTCTCCTCACTCATACCGATACCAGTATCCTTGACCTCCAACAGCAGTTCTCCTTTACTATAACAGGCATTCAAACTGATTGTACCTGCTTCTGTGAATTTGACGGCATTGCTGAGCAGGTTGTCTATAATCTGTTCGATACGGTCCACATCGCCGTAAAGTTTGACATCGGTATCCTTAAAATCGTGGCAGAACAGGATTCCCTTGTTATTGACCACGTGGGAGAATCCGAAAACGGTACGTTCCAACAAGTCTTTAAGGCTGAACGGCACATCGTTACGGGTCTCCTTAGCCTCGTTCAGACGATATACGTCCAACAGGTTGTTGAGCAAGTGTACCACGTGTTTACAGACAATTCGGATGTTGTCCAAGTGATTGTTCCGACGTTTCTTTTCACGGGTATCCATAGCCAGCTCGGCACTGCCGCTGATGATGTTCAGCGGAGCGCGGATGTCATGAGAAATGGTCAGGATAATATTCTTCCGCATTTCCAGCAACGCATTGTTCTGTTCTATTGTTTCTTCAAGACGATCTCTGTTTCTCGCCTTCTCCCGTATATCCCGTTGTATGATTAAGTACGAGACAACTAACAAGATTATGGAGAAGATTATCAGGCCGGTTATTACAAAAGTGGAATGCTCGTATGAACCTTTCAAACGGAGTTCTTTGTTTTGAAGTGCGATCAATGCCTGTTCATCCAGACTTGTAATCAACATGCGTAGTTTCCGGTTGAGTTCTTTATTGTGCAACCGCAAACTGTCCGTATAGGTCTCTATATTTCTTTGTCGTTCATTTTTTAGAGCAAGCAA